CTTTTCAAGAAAATATTCGGGAGACGAATATGATACAAACCAACCAAATAGACCATTCTTCCCACTTTGTGCGATACATAAACAAAAGCTTGAATTTACATTCGTGTTACACCCTCAAACCTTCTTCACGGACTCATCCACGACTATCTCGGTTCCGGAATTTGATATCATCACAGAGGAATTGACAATAACCCCAGAAGAAAGAATCTATTACATGAAAGAAGCGACGCAGTTAATCACCGATATTGTGAAGAAACACCCAACCATGGAAACCGAAGTCGGCAAGGATCAAATGAAATTACAATTGGTTCCGAATATACCGGTAAAGTGTATTCATTGGTTTTTGCGAAACAAGGATTTTGAAAATATAGAAGTCGCACAGGGACCGGGTGTGGATTCCAGTTACTTGGCAAGTTATCAAATACCAGGTTCAATTAGTGCCGATTATCATTACTTTCAAAATAGATTCAATTTTGGATCTATACTCGATTTTGATCAATTATATTCGTTCTTTTATCCGGTAATGGATAAAGCAAAATTCTATATCAACGGACAAGACACCCCAAATATAACGGACGCAAACCATTCGTATTACAAGTACCTGACAACGATAAGAGCCCGATTGTCTCGTCCCTATAGGAATGTCTATACTTATAGCTTCTCGATGTATCCAATGAATGTGAAACCATCGGGGAGCTTAGATTTTTCGCAACTAAAATCCGATAAAACCAATTTGGAGGTAAATCTCAAATCCGGTTTAACAGATACATATACATTACATTTATATTACACTGGCTACCAAACGTTTAAATTTTCGGGTGGGTTTATTTCTCTCGCTTATTAAATAACGTATCTTTATTGTTTGAAATGTAATCAATCACTTTATTTTTTATACACCATTTGATGAAATTGAGTTGGGCAACCGTGGTACTAATTTCATCATCTGTCCCCGGTATCGTATATGATATCTTTTCCGAACGACAAAATGGGTCAAATAATTTTTTGCTATATCCATCGAGAGTTGATTTATATGCACAATGAACAGTAAATAACTTACCATTACTTGTCGTATATGTCAAATTATTCTTTTTTGCATAGTTAGTGATGAACCACTCCAAATTACGAAGTGATATGCCACTGGATTTATCGAGTATAGATTTTAACATAGTTTTATTCTCGGTGTCGTCATAAAAGTGATTGATTGATGTTAGCAGAATATCCGATTTACTCATTACTATAGTATATTATCCAAATCTATAAGTTCATTACGATCCGTTGAATGTTGGGGTGGTGTAATATTTTTTATAGCGATACAAGCCGGACAATTCTCCATGAATGGAATTGACATGTCATGTGTGTGCTGAAAACGAGATTCTACAACCACCGGACAAAGTGCTCTTTTTTGATAAAGATGAAAACCACAATACCCACCATTCTTGCCGCGTCTAGTACAGCGTTTATTGTTTTTTTGGACACCCCGACACTGTCCCCTGTTTAGAGTATCGGTAGATATGCTTGGTATGTCCCGAAGAAGGGCATCCAATGGAAGACTCCACCTTTTTGCGATATCCCCCAGAATTACGGTTACCTTATCATTGACCTGTTTTTCAACCTCACTCTCGATTGAGCGTAGAAAGTCATCAGACAACATTATTCCTTACTATTACTTTGTTCGTAGTTTTTAAATAACATTGCTATACTCGAACTGTTATTTTCATTCTTGGCACGTGCATCTTTTAGACGTTCCTTTAGCGCGGCAGCCGTACCGGTTGAATCTATATTAAATTGCTTACACTCTTCGATTAAATCATCCTTTTTCATGGAACTCAGTGATGGATATTCACTGCGTTTCCGTGCCTTTTTAGGGGGTTTGTTTTTATCGATAATCTCACCAAAAATTTCACGCTTAGCGTCGTCATACAGTGGATCGAGTAAGTCCGAGACTGGATTTAAAAATTTATTTTCGAAATAATAATGGTAATTTATAGGAATATTGTTATCCGCTGCGTATTTTGGATCTTCGGACATCTCAAATGCCTTCGCACGAGGATCTTCCGTTTTAATAAGAATAAAAGGTACTCTATCTCCACTTTGTGGCTCGCTTCCGGGTTTTCTATCTCTCATCTTACGAACAACCTGTACGTGGGATTGATTCATTTCATTTATATACTCACTATTGACAGACCTAGAAACACCCTTAACCTTATAACTGTCTGCCAACGTTTGCGAAAGGACTAGTTTGTCGTTTGGAACATCGCCCGATAATAACTCGATCGCTCGCTGTCTTGCCAATTCTTTGGGTGGTACAGTATCATTTGAATTGAGAATGAGATCGAACAATTCCTTACACACCTCTCGGAGATGCATTGTATTATTACGACGAATAACTTGTAATCCCTTGATATCAATATAATCCATGTTCATTTTACCATCTTTACCTTGTGTCCATAACTTTGCGGCATATCGTTTTTTAGAATAGAGAAAGAATGGCCAATATACCTTCTCAAGTTCGAGATTATTTGGAGCCTTGAAAAGGGCACTACATTCCTCGGCAGCCCTTTCTCCAATTTTCCAACTGTATTCTACGGCTTCAACTCCCTTGCGATCACCTACGTCAAATTCAACCATTACAGAGTCCGTATTATGAACAACTAATTCACCCGGTCCTACATGGAAATGATGGGATCCCGTCGTAAGATCATATACATAATCGTCCGTCTCACCAAGAAGCTCTAGTTTTTTGATAGCAATCGGATTTCTTCTTTGTGTTGATTTTGTCCAGGTTTGTCTCAGAACTTTCAATTTGTCTTGTCGAGTATTGATAGATACATTATATCCCAGTATTCTACCCAATAGATGTAACCCCATAGAACCTTCTTTGCCTTTACAATCCATTCTGTTACCCGCTTTGTCGCCATCAGCCATGTAATATCCTTCAATGAAACGTTCTATAATGTTGGGGAATGCATTTAGAATACACGGAGGGACAATTTTTTCGCCGTGGCCATTATAAAATAATTTTCTATACCGTTCAACCACAGATTTAACATCTCCGATGGCGCATAATTTATATACACCGCTACTTTCAAGTGTATCATATATCTTAGTTTCAAACGGGCACAGTTTCTGTATTTCAAGTAAATAATCCATATTAGAATTATTTAATGCCCATGTTCGTTTAATTCCAGATGGACATTCATAAGTGCCACACGAACCATCACCGAAAAAGAAACCCATCACCTTTGCTTCCTCTCGTGTAATACTTATCATACGCGTGGCTGTTTCAAATGCATCCCTGGTATTTCCATGTAATAATTCCTGTCCGAGTCCCACCTCGGATGGTTTGACCATATACTTATTTTTTAGGAGTAAACTGTGATCCTCGGTGACATCGACAATACCCGTATGTGTTACAACTCTGTGTATATTTTTAGATGTCTTGTGCCTTACGATCTGTTTAATGGGTGTAAAGCCATTTTCAGTCCATACCTCGGCATCTATCAAAGATGTTTCTTTACCATCAGAACGAAGATTATACATATCAACGAGCGAATCAATTCTCGAGGTACTAATGACTCCGTCCTTTCGGATGAGTAATGGAGTATCACCAGTAACGGAATCCCCGTACCTTACGTTTGAACCCGGGAAATTGGCCTCCACATAATTCTTTGTTTCCTCAATCATGCTTCTACCCTTACAAGTAACCGTAGATGCGATAGCGACGCACGGAAGCATTCCCTTACTTACGCCCGTAAATCCGTACACAGAGTTCATACTGATTTTGTAGGCCAGCTGCTTACCGTTGTACATTTCTTTTAATGATCCAGTAGATACGGCCATATCTTTTTTTGCGTGTTTCCTAAATTGTTTCAATTCCACGAGAATGCTTGGTAAAAGACTCGGGACGCCTTGTGCGAATTTATACGTTTTGTCTCCAACCTCGAATTCCTCATATGTGACGCCCGGAATGTTACCATAGTTCTTTTCGTCCATCACATACGAAGAATAACATAGGTTATGAGCACACATTATACTGGGATATAGGGCTTCGAAATCGAGAGCTGTAATGGGATTATAATAAGCTCCTTTTGTAGCCTCTAATACGGTAGCTCCAACATAACCATCTTCCGACATGACACCGTATTTGATGGTCGGTACCATAAAACCCATCTCTCTCGCCTTCTTACATAGCTGACTAAATACCTTAATTTGTTGCCCCCTCTCACACAAAAACGTGAGGGGAACCCAGGTAGCCTTTGCCATTTCTAGAAGATTCACGAGGGTACATAATTTGGTTAAAAGACGATGAGGAAGCAGTGTATCCTTAATACAATATTCGGCCACCTCCCGAAGCTTTACCGGATCTTCTTCGCGGTACCTCTTAAACATTTCTTTGGCGGGCATATCAATTTTTTGATCGCCCAAGTACTCCTTAGATACAGCGTCCAATTTATAACTATCCAATTTATACCCCTTCTTTACCTCTTGAAACAAATCAAAAACAAATCTTCCCGGCATGGGAAGTAATTTTAATTCGTTGTCCCCCAGAGCACTCGATGACAATTTCTTATATACCATTTCACATTCACGATTCTTCAGTTTTCCCAGATTGAAAAAGTCGAAATTACACTTAACCAATTGAGCTCTTTGATAGATATATTCCATATCAAATCCATAAATGTTCCACCCCAATATAATATCGACATCCATCTTATGAAGATATTTGGCGAATGCTTCCAGCATTTCACGCTCAGTAGAATAACTAAAAATATTACACCCGTCAAGATTGGGATCTGTATTTTTATAACAAAAGCATGTTTTGTCGTATGGCTCGTCGGATCCAAATTTACATAAGGATATAGCGATCTGAAAACAAGCATCTCCCATGATGGTCGCACATGGGAATTTACCAGTAGAACTATTCGCTTCAATATCAAAAGAACCAACGACAAAGGGGGCTGTCGTTGTTTTTTCGACTGGTTTCAGGGTTTTCCAATCATTACAGAATAGATCGATATCTACAGTAGCGAGATGTGATCTGACACAGGACAAACCCGTATCAAGCCATCCAGTTGATTCAATACCAGTTCGGTGCATTAACCGAAGTACGGGATCTAAATTCGACTCATACACTTTGTATTTTTTGAAATCGCCATTGTACATGAATAATGAATTGATCTTTCGCCTAGACACAACACTATTAAAATTTAAATGCATAAATGCAAACTTTTCATTATTCTGAAATCCCCATACATCTTTCTTTCTCGTAAGACTATAACTCACCAGACAACCGGGTCTCAGTGTATTAAGTTCCTTATATAGCGATTGAACGTCTTGTTCCGATGTACCTTTTGGAAGTTTAACAAAAAAGTATGGAGTAAAGCTGGTCGTCAGGCAAACCGACTTTCCATCCTCGGTTTTTCCAAAAATACTGATAAGATGTTCGTCACACTCTTCCGTGTCCCGTGCTTCCCATGTGAG